AATACAAACAAATCCCTATACTATAGTGGAAAATTTGGCAATCGAAAAAAGCGATATAATAAAAACGTTAGCGCCTACCCTTAAATATAATCCTAAATTGAATAGTCAAAATTTCAAGGAAATAGTTATTACTGGGGCAAACGGGGATACGTTTACTTATGACATTCAGAAAATAACTACTAATATTGTATATTTTTTGTACAGTGAACCCATTCAGCCTGAAATTACAAGATACTATATGAGATTACCTGCCGTGGGATTATATCTTGAGGGCACGGAGGAGAATTATACGGGCTTGGTCGGAAGCACGGATAACGGCCTTGCGTTCACAAACGATGCATACGCCGCCTTTATCGCAAATAATAAAAACTTCTTTATGCAATCCAACCTAAAAATCGGTTTTGGGGCGGTAAAATCTACAGCAGGAGTTATATCACAAGCCGCAAGCGGAAATGTAGCAGGGGCGGTAGGGAGCGGCTTATCGGCAGGATTAGATATTGCGCAATCTTATATAGACCGCTCTATGACGATTGACAATATGAGAAATGCCCCTTCCCAATTAAAGAACGCCAACGGAAACGTAATCTTTAATATGTTTGCTACGGATTTGGGATTATATGTCGAGAAGTATTCCGCTCTTGAGGGAGATCTCAAAACGGCAAACGATTTCATGAACCTGTACGGCTTCACGTTCAATTCGGTTGCCAATGTCAAGGATTACGCACATATTCGCAAGTATCATAACTATGTCAAAGCGCAACTTCAAGGGATTACGGGAAACATCAGCAATACCGCCCGTGACGACTTGCGGCAACGTTTTGCGCAGGGTGTTCGGTTTTGGAACCAAGACGAGATTTCCTATCAGTACGAAAACTATGAACTGTGGCTTGAAGATTAACTAAAAAAACTACCGCTCGGGTAATTCCGAGCGGTAGCAAGTCAATCGATATAATAATCAATTTGATAAGATAATGGAAATATTTTTGAGGTATTTTATGAATGAAATCAAAATTTATCTAAAACCCAGCGGAAGTATAGCAGAGCTATACAAGGATTTCGAGCTTTACGAAGGCTGTTACCGAAATTCGCAATTAACCGTGTTTGTGCCCAAAAGCCTTTTATACGCAAACGAGGAAAATACGTTTATAAACCTTATAAAAACGGGTGCAATTCTTACCGCGCCTAACGGCAAGAAATTAACCACAAAGACATATTATCTCGATTATGAGCGCGACCAGACGATCGGCGGGGTTGAATTTAGAGTATATACGACGATTACGCCGAAAGAATTCTGCGTATATGCAGGCACGCAAACCGTCGTGGTGAACGTGGAAAGCATAGATAATACAACCCCAGACGCGCAGACGATTATCTCGGTAACTACAACGCAAACAGCCGATTTAATCGTTTTAGAGAGTGCGTATTTGGGGCAAGACGAGCCGATAGACCCAACCGAGCTGGATAAGATAAAGGCAATGCTGACGGAAATTCAGAGCGAGATTAATGAGATTCCGAATAAGTATGTGCCCAGATCTTCAGGCCGACATATCGTATATGTCAATGATATAAACGGAAATCCGAGTACGCAAATCTATGCCGTTGATGCTTCGGGAAATATCATAGTTCAGCGAGACGAAGACGGACAACTCAAAGTGCCGCTTGCGCCTGCGCAGGATGATGACGCGGTCTCGAAAAAATATGTAGATGACGCGGATAACACCAAGCTAAACAAAGTGGAGCCGTTTGCAAACGGAACATATGCGTATATCGTTTCGAAAGACGATCGATTCGGGACGACAAACGGATATACGGAGATTTCCGAAACAGATAAAATCTCAACGATTGCGAAAAGAAAAACGAACGGGTGTATCGAGACGAGAACTCCGTACGCTGACATAGAAGCAGCAAACAAAGGGTATGTAGATACGGCTATCAGTGATACGCAAGGCCAGCTTGCCCAAACAAACCAAAACGTCGAGGATTTGTACACGATTTTAGAACAGGCGCAGGTAGTGACGGTAACTACCTTGGAGCAGGCCTACACGACGAGGGAGACGGCCGACGGCGAGAATGTCGTTGATGGAGTGCAGACGACGGTTAAGGAAATCCGAGGAAAAACCGTGGCGACGGAGAATTTGATACCGTACCCGTACACGGACGGAATGAGCAGGACTACAAACGGAGTTACTTTTACGGTTAACTCTGACGGAAGCGTTACGGTAAACGGGACAGCGACCTCCGACGCGGATTTTATGCTATTAAGAGGTCCTATTCAAAGTTATTCTGAAAGCTACTTTTTAAGTGGTTGTCCCACGGGCGGTAGTGATACGACATATTATATCTCGGAAAGTTTTACAGCGAGCAAAGACACGGGAAATGGCGTAGTGCTCAATAATTTACCCTCCGATCAAGCTTGGCGAATTGTTATAAAATCGGGAACAACCGTAAATAACCTCGTATTCCGTCCCATGCTGAACGCAGGCACGACCGCAAAACCGTACAGCAAGTGGTTTGCGGGGCTGAAAAATGCGAGCTTCGAGAAAATCGTCAGCACGGGGCGAAATTTGATACCGTATCCATACGAGGAAAGCACAAAAACAGAAAATGGTATTACATTTACCGTAAATTCGGACGGCTCGATTACAGCGAACGGAACGACAACGGTGAATCCAAGTATATTCAACGTTGCGAAAATATCTTTAAATGCAGGAACTTATGCTTTAAGAAGTTTTGCGAACGTTGCAAATGCAGGTATTTGCCAATTTTATATTGATATTCCATCCGAGCCAAATGACAGAACTGGCAATGGTGTAACCTTCACATTACAAGATGATATTGTAAACAAAAATGTAAATATTATAGTTGACCCTAGTCAAACAGTAAATAATCTTATATTTAAGCCCATGCTTCAATTCGGCACGACAGCCACCGCCTACGAGCCGTACATCTCCGACACGCTCTCCGTCAAAACTCCTATCGAATTGACCGAATATGACGTCGCCTATCCCGAAACAGGGGAAACGAAAAGGCAGAGTAATACGATTGTATTCGACGGGACGGAAGATTGGAGACTTAGCGGTGAGGGTGCGGCGATTAGGGCGTTTATCGTAAAAAACTCATCTAACCTTGGAGTTTGTAATTTTTATAAATTAGGTAACGCAGAAGTACAAGGCGAATTTGATTTAGGCAATGGAAAGTATATACGATTTAACACTTATGGGATAGCGGGAACCGTTAACGAATGGAAATCCCATCTTGCCGAGCTTGCCGCCGCAGGCGACCCTTTGACCGTCACCTACAAAACCGCCGAAGCTACGACCGAGGCGACTCCGTTTAATAAATCGAAGTACATAGCCTGGAAGAACGGCAGCGAAACGATAGAGCAAGGCTCGACAGATAACAGCAAATACGGCGCGGAGAACACCGTCAAACAAGACTACTTTACCCTAACAGGAGGTACGACAAATGTCTAAAAAGATACTTGAACGCAGGCCTTTGAAGCGCGAGGAGCTGCCCGAGCTGAAAGGTACGGCCGTGGAAAGCCTGGCTATTCGGCAATTACGCCGCAAAGAATGTTTCGACATAGCAGACCGCGCGGCGTGGTACGCTTCTTTAACAGAGGAGCAAAAAGCCGAAGTCCAGAGTTGGCGCAAAGCGTGGCTGGACGCGCCTGAAACGGGGATAATCCCCGAAAAACCCAAGTGGATTAAATAAGGAGAAACAATGAAAAACTATCGTTCGGCGGAAAAAGCCTTAAAGGTAGGCTATGAAAATATCATAGTCCTGCATCACAACATCATTTCAAAAAACTTCCCTTCCGACCACGAGAATATGGAGGAATATTACCAATTGGCGTTGGACTGTGCGGACAGTATCATCGAAAACGGCATTTCTATCGGCGTTCCCGAGGTGTCTATTACGGAAGCCCTCGAAGAATACGACGCTATCCCTGCAAAGACCTATCCGAAGGTAGAAGCCTATACGCTCGTGCAGGAGATGTTCAATCGGATTATCGTCTTGCTTGATGAGGCAAAAGTCGAGGAAGGCGTGCCTGACTATATAAAAAACCTGATAGAAGAATGGCAACAGAAATTCGATTTAGAAGCCAATTATAAAATCGCACATCTTCTCGCGGCGGAAAGGGAGGCTGAAACAGAATGAAAGTATATCTTAAATATCATGGTATCGGCAGGTTTGCAGAGCCTGCCTTTTCTATTGTAGATCATGCGCTTGAACTCGATTTTGAGGGCGTAAAAGGGCTGTCTGGCGAGTTTATCTTGCTCTATCGGATAAACAGTCAGACAGAGAAGAAAGTAACGCTCAAGGCCTGTAAAACGGCAATTCCGATTGATGGACTGAAAGCGGGGCAATTAGACGGAAAAGTCATTCATTGCGTTCGCGGGGTGAAAGTTTCGGAGTACGACGTCGAGCCTCTGATATTAAAAGATATCGAGGGACAGTTTTACGCCCACGGACTTCTAACGGATTTGCAGAATACGGTCGCAAGTCTGACAAAGACCGTCCGTATTCAGGAAGAAAGAATAAAGAAGCTCGAAATTGCTTTGGCCGAAGAAATCGAGGTAAAAGAAGAGCTTCTCGCAAAATTCAAAAGCTACGTCAACGACGGCGTAGAATTAACATTCAAGGAGTAAAAGAAGATGAAAAAGAAAAGAATTATAAACGTGTTGATTGTCGTGATTTTAGTCGCGCTTTTGTCGGTGTGCATAGGTCTGATTTTTGGCATGGGTACATATTCCGCGAAAGCAGAGGAAACGTCGATAGAAGTCCCGCAGGACAGCGCAAACGAGGCTACAAGCGACGATAGCTCTGTAGTCGAGGAAACACCCGCGCCCGATCCCGAGTTCGATTTAGACGCGTTTTTGGCCTGGGTCCAAAAGTACGCGGACCAAGCGGGGATAGGGAGCGAGTACGCCAAAGCAGTAGAAGCGATAAAAGCGGCCGCGAGCGAGAAGCAAGTGACGATCTCCACCGTGGCGAGCGTCGCGCAACTTCTCGTGTTCGTCGTGTATCTCATCTATACCAACGTCAAGAACGGGAAACTGAAGAAGCAGTTGAAAGAGGTATCGGAGAAGCTGGATTTACAGCTTAAAGGCACCAACGGACTGATTGACGAGAGTAACCACAACGGGCAGACGGGCGAGGATACCAAAAAGGACGTGGAAGCCTTGAAAAAGGCATTGGCGAATTTTACGAAAGCCTTTATGCAGTTTGCGGATAGAACGAATATCGGCGCGGCGAGCAAAGAGGCGATTAAGCATGATCTGAACGCAGCGATCAGGGAAATAGACGGCGAGACAAAGGAGAAATCCGATGAAGAAGATCAAGCACTCTAAAGAGTGGTACTACAATGCAAGATTAATCGCGTATTGGGTGGGCATGGCGTTTTGCGTCGTGCCTACTTTAATAGCGGGGATATTGAAACTGCCCGTAATCGTAGTTAAAGACGCGGATAGCACGTTGTCGGGGGTATTCGTGGTCGTCGTGGTATGCGCCGCGCTGCCGCTGTATAAAGCACTCATAAAGGTAATTAAAAGCCCGAACGCCGCGGTGATCTGCTGGGTGCTGTTCGGACTTATGGCACTTGTCAATTCTATGGAGAAAACCACGATAGAGGGCTTGACGTTCGTCTTTGCTTTCGCGGCGATCGGGAATACGCTCGGGGCGGTCTGCTTTAAACTTTCGAAAGAGTTTGAGGAACTTTGGCGCCACTGTGGACAAGTGGAGTTAACAAACTTGAACGGAGGGAACGGAAATGGATAAACTGCCCGAGGGGAATGCAAAGCCCGAATATATCAACGCTTATGTGTCGAAAGATCGGACAGGGAAAAACCGAGGCACGAATAACGTTCTGTTGGCGTCGGGAATTTTAGTGCTGGTCGCTATCGTCCTGATGTATTTAACGGATATCGCGGCGAGCGTGTCTTTTTCCTGGAAAGATTTTACGTTAAACGGAATCCTGGTGTTTGTGGGTTCGCAGTGTCTGCATTCAATTGCAAAAGCGTATTCGAGAAATCGAAAGCGAGACGAAAAGGAATACGAGGAAGCGGCGAAAAAGTCCAAGGAAGCGATAGAAGAGCTGGTAAAGAGCGAGTATTCTGCGAGGGTGACCGAATACTGCAATCACCATACGGAGGAAACAACGGTGCGGATAAAGACGGCGATCCTGTCGCCCGCGGGATTGACGTATAAAGACTATACGGAAAAATATATCGGAAAGAACGGAAAAGAGCTGTTAAACGCATATCCCGAAGAAAAATTGACGAAAGAGCAAGTAAAAGCAATAAAAAAGTGTAATCGGGTAAAGATTAAGCCGTATGACCCGAATTTCCTGCGGGAAAGTTTCTCGGACGGGGTGAGCGAGCTGGAGCCGTCCAACCGATACAAGCCGAAACGGGATTACAGCATAGAAACGTTAAGAAACGCCGTACAAGGTCTGTTTCTGTGTCTGTTTGCGGTGAATATCGGCGGGGATATAATCCTGAACTGGTCGTTTGCAACGTTTATCACATGTTTAATAAAGGTCTTTTGCGCGGTTATGCAGGCAGTGAACGGGTTTATTTTCGGGACGAACAATGTGCAGACGGAAATCAATCTACTGTTGACGAAATCCTCGGAAGCGAAAGCCTGTCTCGAATGGTGCAAAGCGAACCCAAAGGAGAGCGCATGATTACGATCTTCTTGATTTGGCTCGTAGCCGTGCTTGCTTCGCATGACTATGATGATTGAAGAATACCCCGACAGGGCAGGTAATACTGCTTTGTCGGGGTTTTTTGTGCTTTTTAGAAAAAAGTTGGCAGTAAAGGGTTGACACAGGCTATTTATGGGCTATAATATTATCAATTCCGTTTTTTGCTATTGAAACGAAATCAAATAATCAATGTAGTGATTTAAAAAATATTTTTACCAAAACTGTTGACAAAAAGATTAATTTGTAGTATATTGGATATACCCTATTATGTAGGGTACAAAAGATTGGGAGAAGTATATGGGGTATGTAGAATATAAAGTCAGCCTTAATTTTGAAGAAATACAGGAAGAATTTAAACCTTTTACTCCCTATAATATAATCAAAGATATAAAAAGACAGAAATTACGGAAAGAGGAATTGGCAAGAATTGCGCAAAATATTGCTGAAGAATTAAAGATGGGAGAAAACAGACCTTCTTATCAAGTTATTTATTGGGGGGAAGAAAGAAAGGCAAACTATTCGAAGCTTAGAAGCGATGATAAAGAAAGAGGAGAAGGAAAATCATACGGATATCGTTGTATAGTCCTTGTAGATAACATTAACCATTTCGGATATCTTTTACATATATATAGACATGGACACGGCGAAAACGAGAATATTTCCGCAAGCGATCGGAATAAATTAAAAGAGCTTGTGGATGAATATATTAAAGAGTTAAATGGAGGCCAAAAGTGATCAACATTAATGGACTAATGAACAGTGAGCGGGTGGTTGTTTCTTATCTTGAAATTGATATTAGCAGTAAATTTGTTAAAGATTTCAGAAAGAAATTTAAATTAACCCAGATTGCTTTAGCGAACGTGATGGGAGTTACTAAAAAAGCAGTAGAAAAATGGGAACAGGGGACTAATAAGGTTGTTGGAAGTAGCGCGGTTTTGTTTTCTCTTATTTCCGAGAATCCAGAGTTGTTAGAAAAAATTCGAAAAGTAACAGTGGTCGATAAAAACGGAGAAGAGAAAGATTTTCAAACTGCATTTTCGCCGATAAAGATGCAATTACCGGTAGAGATGAAGGGATGTTACGACCTATCAGGGAGTTATACGCTCATTGATACGGTTGAGACGGCTGCCTAAAATTACAAAAAAGGAGACCTTATAATGGGTGATAATGAGTTCAAGAGTAAGCTGGAAATGATCAGTTTCTATTTTCCGGCGTATTCTTTCAAATTTAAAGGAAACGGTAAACCGTTAAAATTATTGTCAACTTATAATATTGACTATGCGGAAAAAGATGATGATAGAAATCAAGTAAAAATTCAAATAGTCACAACAATATTTGATGAAGAGAAAAATTTTGATTTAAGTTTAACTGCTTTAGGATTTTTTAGACTGGAAAGAGAAAATTTTAGTGAAGAAATTGCTAATGAGATTTTAAAAAAGAATACGGTAGCAATTATGATGCCGTTTATTCGTAGCCAAGTTTCTTTATTAACTACTCAACCTGGTTTAACCCCTATTTTGCTCCAACCTATTGATGTAAATGCCTTAGTTGATAATGCTCCAACTGAGAGCAAATAGATGTTTTTGACTAATTTTTCCCCTCAACTGCAAAAACGCTTGTCAACTCAAAATGAAAGTGATATAATTATCTCGTTAAACGCGGTTAAGAACAAAGGAGAGAGGGGCGAACTTTTATAGGTTCGGCCCTCTTTTTAACGAAAAAGCGGCTCCGAAGAACCGCAATTTAAGTGATAACGACAGAAGAAATTTTTTGTGGTGTAATTGTGGTGTAAGTGCTGCAGGCCTTATAAATAAAGGACTGTACGTGTGAGGTTTTAGGCTTAAGGCCTGTATCTGCTACGCAGATGGCTATTAAGGAACGGGGGGGGTTCCCCGCGTGCCCTTGAGGGGCTACGGGGAACCGACCTCCGTCGGTTATCAGGTCACCGCATTTTTTAAGAAGAAGAAAGAAAAAAATTAAAAAAAATTACAAGTTTTAGTTATAAAACAGTTGACAAATAGAATCTAAGGTATTATAATAGTCTTGAAGTTATAGATAGGAGGTAAAAGAAATGTTTCGACAGCTTTTAAGAGCTTCAGGTTATACGCAAATCGAGCTTGCTCGAAAATTAGGTGTAACACAGGCGTTGGTTTCTAAATGGGTTACAGGCCGAGGGACTCCCAAAACGGTTACGATTCCTAAGATTGCAGAAGTTTTTGGCGTATCGGTTGACGAAGTAATCGCGTGTTTTACGAGCAAAGAATAAAGGCCTTGGGCGAAAGGAGAAATTATGACAAGTGAAGAATTTAAGAATTTAGAAATAGGCGATTGGGTAAGAGAGAGCGATGAACATTATGATAAAAATGTTATTTTCGCTCCTGTACCTTATAGAGGAAGAATGCGAGGACGGGAAACTGACGGCAAGACAGGATATCAGCCGCGACCCGTTCGGTAGCTTCGAAGTGAAGTTCAGACAGAGTCTTGAAAACGGCGGGGTGGTAATGGAGATAGAAAATAAAGCCTATCCGACATTAAACAGAAAGCCCGTCAATTATGAGGGCTTCCCTGCGGCTGTGGAAGCGGTAGCAGAGTATTTCGAGGAAATAGACGAGCGTGCGAAGAAAGTGCCGCAGAACGTAAAAGAGCGGGCAAAAAGAGCGTCACAGTATATCATAGCGCAGGAGATAGCGAAAATCGCAAGGGAGATAAATTAAAATGTTACATAACGATAATATAGAAAACGGAATGTTGAAGTTTTGGGAGAAGGTAGAGGACGAGGAGACGGGCGAAACGTGGGAAAGAGAAGTTCCCGCCTGCCACTGCTCGGAATGTAACAGGGCGATTTATGCCGAGGATAACTGTTACGTGTTCCCGAAAATGTACGCAGATGTGCCGTATATCCTTTGCGAGGACTGTATAGACAGTTACGCGGCATACGGGAGAGAAGCGGCGGAAGCGTTGACGAAAGCGGCGCGGGAGGCGCGGAAAGCGGTATGAGGGAAGAAACAAAGGAAACGGGTGTAAAGCTGACGGGAGATATTAAAGAAGTTACGGAAGATTTACGCAGACACCGCGGGTTGACGTTGTGGGAATATATCCGTTTGAAGCGATTGGAAAGCGCGGAAAAATCCGCACTTGAAGAAATCTGTCGGAGGGAAGGGATATGACGTTATACGAAATCGACGCGGAGATAGAGGCGTGTATCGACGGAGAGACGGGCGAAGTCCTTGACTATGAGAAGCTGGACGGGTTGCAGATCGAGCGGGACAGGAAGATTGAAAACATAGTTTTTTTAATCGAGAACACGGAGCACGATATCGAGGGCTTGAAAGAGCAGGAAGAAATCTTCAAAGCGCGTCGGAAAGCGTCGGAGAAGAAGCTGGAGAGCTTGAAAGGATATCTCTCGTATGCGTTGCAAGGACAGAAGTTCGAGACTGTGCGGGCAAAAGTGACGTTCCGAAAGAGTGAAGCGGTAATTGTGGAAGACGAAGCAAAAGTGCCCAAAGAGTATTGGACGGAAAAGGTAACGGAGGGGATAGATTTAACGGCCGTAAAGGACGCCTTAAAAGCGGGCAAGAGCGTTGAAGGCGCGAGGATAGAGGAAAGATATAACCCGCAAATAAACAGCGTCAGGAGGGCGGAAACATGAGCAAATTCAGGGTGTTAAAGCCAGAAGAAATAGAAGTGAAAGTGAAACAGGTAACGGAGAAAGGAGCAGTTGCCCTGATTTATAAGACATCCCGAGTAGATATGGACATACTCGACGAGACGGTAGGAGCGGAGAATTGGCAAAGCGAATATCAGGAAATCAAAGGTAACTTGTATTGCGGAATCGGAATCAAAGACGAGACGACGCAGGATTGGGTATGGAAATGGGACTGCGGAATCGAGAGCCGAAGCGACGGGGACGGGAACGAAAAGAAGGGCGAGGCCTCTGACGCGTTCAAGAGAGCGGGAGTACAATGGGGGATAGGTCGGGAACTATATACCGCGCCGTTTATCTTTCTGCCGTTGGAAACGGTATCCAATGGGAAAGGATATAAATTGAAGAATCCGTTTTCGAGATTTGACGTAAAGGAGATTGAATATACGGAAAGCCGAAAAATCTCGAAGATAACAATCGTAGATGAACGCGGGAAAAAGGTATTCGAATACCCCAAGGAAGCGACGAACGGGACAGAGAAGCCGAACCAGACGGCGGAACCTGTAAGGAAAGCTGATGAGTTCAAACGATTGACGAAAAGCGAGCTGGTGCAGGTTTACGGGGTAAAGAACGCAGAAGCAACGCTTGCGGCGTTGGAAAAGAAACTTGGCGTAGCGTTTAAGGATTGGGACGCGGAAACGACGGAAAAAGTGCGCGAAACCCTCGAAAAGATGAAGAAAAAGAATACCGAGGAAATGGAAAAATATCGTAACGAACCAGATGACGATTTACCGTTTTAAGGAGCGGCAATGATAAAAGGAAAGATAATCGATATAAACGCAGACGGAAGCGCGATAATTCAAGCACCGATAGACCCGTACATATTGACGCACCGAAAGGTGAAAGAATGTTATGTAGATTTTATCGACAGCCGCCCGCTGTCTGATAAGCAAAGGCGAATGTGCTATACGTTGATGAAAGCGATTGCGGATTGGAGCGGAGAGACCCAGGAAGGCACGAAAACGGCTTTGAAATTAGAGTTTTGGCAATCGCATGTAGAAACGCTCGGGGATAAGATATTTTCCCTTTCAAACGCGCCCATGAGCCTTGTGGCAGAGTTTCAGAGATATCTGATAGACTTTATCCTTTCGAACGACGTGCCGCTGTCGTTCCCGTTGCTAAATTATGTGGACGATATCGCAAACTATACGTACATGTGCCTTATCCATAAAAAATGCTGTATTTGCGGCAGGAGGGCAGACTTGCACCATATAGACGCGATCGGAATGGGGAACGACAGGGCAGAAGCGCATAACGTGGGGAGAGAGGTAATGAGTCTTTGTCGGGCGCACCATACGGAGATACACACGATAGGCAAGGCAGCGTTCATGGAGAGATACCACCTCGAAGGCGGGGTGACTGCAGATAATACGATCTGCAAAATTTACGGGTTAAAGAGGTGAGTATGAAAAACAGCTTTGTATTATACACCGAATACGCTAAGCATATCGGGTTACTAAGCATGGAACAGCGCGGGATACTGTTTACCGCCGTAATGAATTATGCGACAGGTATCGAGCTTCCAAAAATGGAGGCGGCAACGGAAATGGCGTTTTCGTTCATCAAGGAACAGCTTGACCGCGACGATGAGAAATATAAGGAAACATTAAAAAAGCGCAGCGAAGCGGGTAAACGGGGCGGACGTCCGAAAACAAATGCTTTTGACGACAGAGACAAAAAAACAGATGAAATCACCGAAAAGCAAACGAAAGCAAAAAAAGCAAATGCTTTTTCTGAAAAACAAAAAAACCCTGTAGATGTAGATGTAGATGTAGATGATAAAGAAAGATTGATTGATAATCAATCGAAAGAAAACAATCAAACAATCAAAGAGGCTGGAAACGACTCTTTATCAGCCTTCCTGAAAGCGTATCCAGCGATAGAGGTGGATATAAGCTCTACAGCGCAACTTTACGGAAAGGATTTTGAGCTTCTATCGGAAAAGTTTTCAGAGAGTGGTTACCTACGGGATAAAACCAATTCATTGAGTTGGGTATGCAGAAACTATACGGACATCATTTGCGATAAGTACAAGGGATCGACGATCCCGAGGGTGGAAAGCAAGCGTCCGATCAAAACGGTTTTATGAGGAAACAAAATGGGATTTCGTACATACACCGACATCGCGGATTTCAGAATCGACGAGAGCCAATATTTGAAAACAGGGATAGAGAAGCTGGATAAAGCGATTTTAGGGTTAGGATTGGGCCAGCTGGTGATCATCACGGGAACGAGAGCGGGCGGAAAAACGACGCTGACGGGACAACTGACGTGTAACTTTATCGACAAGGGATATTCAGGATTGATTTGTTCGTTTGAAATGGCAAATCCACGCTTGAAGAATTGGTTGACACTTCAGGCGTTAGGTTCGGAAAATCTGCGGGGCTATACGACCTCGACGGGGAAAGAGTTGTTCTACCCGCGAACGAAAGAAGTCAAAAAAGCGGTTGACGATTGGATTTCTTCCAAGTTGAAAGTTTACGACAACGCAATCTTCGACGCGGAAAAAATCTGCTCGGATATCAGCGAGGAAATCAAGAAAAACCCAAAGATCAAGTTTGTTATCCTGGATAACCTGATGAAGATCGAGCTTGACGGAATGCGTGAAAGCAAGTGGGAAGCACAGAGCCAGATCGTAAAAAAACTTCAGCACTATGCCCAGCGGAAAAATATCTGCATTATCTTGGTAGCGCACCCGAACAAAGTAAAGACGCTGCCAAGGATCGAGGACGTAGGCGGGAGCGGGGATATCATAAACACGGCCGACACAGTATTGCTTGTCCATCGGGTAACGGAGGATTTCAAAATCCGTGCAGGCGAATACTTCGGCTGGAAAGAAGGAAATCCCGCGCTGGAATACTCAAACATTATCGAAATCGCAAAAGACCGAGAGTTCGGAGACGACGACAGTATGGTAGGGGTATATTTCGACCCGAAATCCAAGCGTTTTTTGAATAGGCGCGACGAGGTGATCCGTTACGGTTGGGACGTGAGTCCGACGCAGGAGCGGCTGAAATTCGGAAGCACAACCTTGACGGAAGTAGAGGATGGGGAGGAACTGCCGTTTTAGGAGGAGGAAATGAGCCAAAAAGAATACAGCGTAACGGATCTATGCGAAGTTTTGCGGCTGGCGTTTGCAAAGAACAATCAAACGTATTTCGGCTATGCATGGCGTGAAAAGCTGGGGGAGTTTCTGGAAGAAGAAAGCCGATACGCGCGGCTGGTGGATTGGCTGAACGAGAAGATCGAGTTCCACGGCAGCGTAATCAATCCATTGGGCCCGGCGGAAAACGGCGAAGAATTTGAGGAAACATATCTGAAAGAAATCCAAGACTATGCGGTGCTGATACATCTTCGGGGTTTGCTTTTGGACGATCGGACGACGACGCAAATGCGGGAAAACATAGAGAAATGGCTGTGTAAGCGATACAAGATACGTTATTGGGGCGAATATTTTGACGGATACATGTAGGAGGCAAAACATGAGCGAAGAGATGAAAAAGAAGCTGTTGGAGCTGATAGAGGAATATCGAGATAAGGCGCAAGGGCATGCCAAAGGGAGTAAGGCGCAGGTGATGTATGCGTCATATGCGGAGGGATTAAGGCGGGCGATCACGGAAATCGGGAAGGAGGCTTCCTATGACGCAGAATGAGGAAATATTAAGGCACTTGCTGACATATGGAAAAATCACGAGCCTGGAAGCGATGAACAAATACGGGATTATGCGGTTAGGGGCGCGGATATACGACCTAAAAAAGCAAGGCTATCCGATAAAGACCTACTTGCGGGTCGGGAAATCTCGGAACGGGGAAAGCATGGTATTTGCGGAATATCGGCTGGAGCGGGCAGAAGAAGCGCGGAGGCGGTGGAGATGAAATTCGTCATAGAGGGTCGCCCGCAGGGAAAAGCTCGGGCACGGACATTCTACAATAGTCGGTTAGGCAAAATGCAGAGTATAACTCCTAAACAGACAAGAAGCTATGAGGATTTAATCCGTTGGAGCTATAAAGCGGCGGGCGGTACATATCTGGGGAAAGGGCAGTTTACGGTGGCTATAAGAGCGATATACGAGGTTCCCGCGTCTTATTCCAAGAAGAAGCGAGAAGCGGCTCTACGGGGCGAACTACGGCCTTGCGTGAAGCCTGACGTGGATAATATCACAAAGGTTGTCTTGGACGCATTGAACGGGGTTGCGTATCTTGACGACAGCGGGGTGATAGCCGTGACGGTAGAGAAAGAGTACGGAGTCGCCGCGCGGGTGGAAGTGGAGATATTATAGATAAAATCGCGCTACGATTGCAGAAACGGGTCTAAATTGAACGATATATAGAAAGTCGATTCCTATATCGAGGAAAAGAAAAACGTTTAATGTAGGCGAAATGAAAGCGTAATCAGCCGTGCGCGGGTGAAATAAAAAAGAAAAAGGAAACAGTTAAGTTTTGCGAACAGAGCAAAACGGAAAAACAAGGCTGATACCCGAAAGCCGTCCGCGCACATGGACGGGAAGTAGGGAAAGGAGAAAGGGAATGATAATCATCAACAGAAAAATGCAGACAAAGGAAACGGTAAAAGGCAATTTTGACCGAGCACAGGCAAGTATCAATAGCGACGGACGGATAACGCTTCGGAATTATAATCCGTACGACAAAGACGCCGACGAAATCATGATATTGTCGGATACGGAAACGCGGGCAATATTCGACCTGAGGAGGGTAATGAAAGGGTTAGGCGTAAGAAACGAGGATATACCGTTTTGAGGAGGAGTAAGATGAACTATCAGCAATCCGTATTTGACGGGACGGAGAACTCGACGGTAGAACAAAGTATAAAGCACGATTCATAAAGTTGTGTGAGGATATAATGCAAATACGCATAAAACAAAATTTATCGAACAAATACGGGTTTAAGACAGGCGAAGAATATTTTAACTATTGGCTGTATGAAGAATTACCGAAAGGAGAAACCTTGTTTGACTTGGAGGACTGACATGACAAAGCAAGAGCTTGAAGAAGTATATAATCGTTTATCGAAAGAGCGTGATATATTTGACGGAAACCGATTTTATATACAAAAAGAGATCGGAGAGATAGTAGATGTATTTAATAGCGGGATAGCGGAAGAAAGTGATTACAACAAAGGCATAAAAGAGTTTTTAGAATTTCTTGTACCGCTGTTAAATAAGGGGTTAAGATTAAAAATCCCCGAAATTAAGCCCGAAAAAGAATGTAAGGTCATGATTTTCAAAGGGGGCAAGGGTTGAAATGGAGAAGGAAAAGCAGATCGAGGAAATGGCGAAGTTCATAAATGGAAGCAAATGCCCTACGGAGAAGTGTCCAAAAATGGATAAAGAGCAGGAAAAAGCTTTTGGGCCTTGTAATATACATAGGGCGCAAATACTGTATGACGCAGGCTACGGAAACGTAAAGGAAGCGGTGAAAGAGGCGTTACAGAAAGAGCAGGAAAAAGAAATAAAAAAGCAAGAAGCATTTGCCCAAGTAATGGGGTTTACGCCCGACGCTTCCCCGTATTATATCGCAAGGAAATACAAGGAAAAATTTGAGTATGCGATGAAAGAATTAGCAGAGGCAAGGAAAGAAGTGTTTATGGAAATCATGGAAGTGTTGCGGTTCGGCTATGAATTGCCGATAGACGATATCGCAAGGGAAATGGCCAAGGAATACGGAGTGACGGCGTTTGACGAGGAGGACGAGGAATGAAAAGCGACGAGTTAAAAAAGAAGATAGCGCAAATAATAGCAAAACACCTTTGTCCGAATAAAAAATCACATTTTTATCTATATGGAAACAGTGTTGATTGCTATAATCGAGATAATTTTGCAGAATGTATGCCGATTTGCGATACTGTTGACGCCCTTATCGCGGCGGGAATTGGCGACGTAAAAGCGGCAGAACACCGCGCGGAAGTGGCGGAACGGGCGTTGAAAGAGTGTAGCAAACGTTTATCGGTGTTTACAAAAACATTTGGAGACGGAGCTACGGAAGATCAGATATATGAAATCTTAATAAACAAAGCCGAAAAAGAGCTGCCGTGCAAAGTGGGCGATACGGTGTATATCGTGGGTCGAAAATACAGAGCGGGAAGCTATGAGAGTTTTATCAACACGGGGAAATTCAGATATTCGGACATAGAGAAGTTCGGAGATACTGTATTCATCACCCGAGAAGCCGCGGAAGCGAGATTAAAGGAGCTGGAGAAATGAAAATACTTAAATATGGAATAAAATTCACAACGATTTGCGGAACATGCAAAACTGAATTTTCGTTCACAAAAAGAAATATTAAACGCTTTCACGGTATTTCCGTGATAAAATGCCCGCTGTGTAAAAATTTAATAAGTATGCAAGAATTAAGCTGGGAGGGGAAAGAATGACGATAGAGGAGAAGCGGGAATACATAAAACGAGCGTTTCGGGATTATGTGAATAACAAAAGAACTCTGGAAAACATGAATTTTCCAGGTTTTGGCGGGGTGGATTACTCCCGCCCTTCCGTCGTTTCGGATAAGTTTCAAAACGGCTCGGAGAACTCCTGTTTGAGATATATAGATCGAAAGCAGGTTATAGAAAAGCAGGTGGAAATTGTCAAGAGAACGATAGAGCATTACAAGATCGAGGATAAGAAGCACGGCGGAGACGGAAAGGCAAAGTATATCTATAATCGTTGGCTTCGTAGGTTTAGCTATAGAAAAGCCGCAGGGGAAGCCAATGTTTCCGAACGAGCGGCTATGTATTGGGAAGAAGAGATATTTTTCACGGCGGAAATTATCGCGGAAGAATATAGTTTATTCTCATAAAAAAAGAGAGGCGTTAACCTCTCAATATTTCGGCGGGCGTCCAGTTTTTCGATTGACGATTTCTTCGATCGTTGGAAGTCGGCCGAGTTTTTTTGCCAATCGGTAAATAACGGCGCTACTTCGATTGGTGATCCTGGCAAGATCTTCAACGGTGTATTTCTTTTCGCTTTCCATTTTTGCCTCACAAAATGTTGTAGCAGGATAACACGGCGCATTGTTCGTCGTCTAAATCTTCAAATTTACGATCGTCGGGCAGATCGTATTCACGTACTTCCGTGTTATGATTTTTGTCGTTGTAAGATTTTTCATAATCGCATTGTTTGAGCGCCGCTTCTTTGTCATAACCTTTGTAGTCGATCCATTCGTCGCAGGTGATAGCGGTAGCAGTGGTGACGGTTTGATAATATTTCATAATTTTGCTCCTTTGTCCGCGGTTATCCCCACGGACGGGGATATTTTTTTTGATTAAATAGCCTTTTTAAGCTCTTCGATTTCTTTTCCGCCGAAAAGCGAGCATTCTTTTTTGAAAGCGCTCATCAATTCTTTTTGGGCTTCTTCGTAATCGTTCGCAAAAATCAAATCGACGGTTTTTTTAACGCGGTCGTAAACATCTTGCTGGCTATGGTTATTATTTATTCCGCGCACTTCTACAAAGTTACGATAGAGATATTTAATCGCGGTATCGGAAAAATTGATCTTTCCCTGTTTGTTTGCCGAAAAAATAACCCCTGCCTGTCTTTTCGTTATGCTTTCATAATACATAGCCATATTTGTTTCTCCTTCGAGGCTTCCCTCTCTCAACCTTTGTGATTATATTATAGCACATAAAAAAGTGTTTGTCAACATTTTTTCAACACTTTTTCAACAATTTATATAATTTTTTTTTTCGTGAAAAAATGGTGCAAAAAGTTTGCAGTTTTTCCCCGTTTTAGTATGATATAATGGTATCGTGGAAAGAATTAAACTCAAAAGGCATTACGTTTTACGTAGTGCTTTTTTCATACTCAAAAAGGAGTTGGGACGAAATGAACGAAAAGAATTTGAAACCGGTGCGAAGCAAGGAGGAAGCGAGAGAAAAAGGCAAACGCGGCGGGAAAGCGAGCGGAGAAGCGCGGCGGGAAAAGAAACAATTTCAGCAAGCGGTTTTGGCGGCGTTAAAGACGTCCACAGAACACGGAAGCACAATGTTGGAGGACATTGTAGCGGCGCAGATAAAGCGTGCGTTAGAGGGCGATACAAGGGCCTTTGAAGCGCTTCGGGATACGGGCGGAGAGAAGCCGACGGATAAGGTGGAAGCAAGCGTTACAAACGAAAACAAGGAGCTTATGCGGGAGTATCTGGAAAGCGTTAAGAAAGGGCTATGAAACTCAACGATATTATATGGACGGATAAAATGCGGGCGGTCATGAAAGACGAGGCTCGCATTTTGTTTCTGACTGGCGCGACAGGGTGCTCTAAAACGCTTGTTGCGGGGCATAAGTTTATGGATTGGTTATTGAACGCACCCGCGGACGATACGCAGTTTTACATGATCTTCAAAGACCGCGGTACGGGCGTGAGGAATATCCTGCAAAACAAAGACAGCTTTTATAACATGTACGACTTCATGCGGGAGCCGTATGTCAGCGGGAAAGACGGGGGCTTGCAATTCATTTTCCGCGGCCTTTACGGGGATAAATATGTTTATCTTTTGGGTGCGGACGACCGCTCGGCGTGGTCGAAGATCCTCGGAGCAAACCCCAACGGGCTATGGCTCGAAGAATTGTCCGTTTTACATATCGATTGTATCCGCGAGTGTCTCGGTCGAGCGTTCAGCCGTGACTGTAAGCTGATCGGGACGACGAACGGCGGACTGCCGACACAGGAGTTTTATGCGGAATTTATCAACCACGCGGCGGTGCAGTTCAGAGATACGGTGCCCGCGGCAGAGCTTTCGGAAATGATAGAAGATAGACCATATATGCACTACTATCATTTCAACCTCAACGACGACGCGCCGCATTTGACGGATCTACAGCGTGAACAGTTGATAGAGCTGTACCCCGAAAATTCGTTCTACTATTCGAGCAAAATTCTCGGTTGCCGCGGCGCTGTAGAAGGTGCGGCGTATGCGCCGTTGATGAAAAAAGAAACGCATCTGATCCCGTTTGAAAAGATAGATATAGGCGCTATCTCTGAATTGGGCGTATTTATCGATATCGGTTCCAACAGAGACCCCGAAAACACGGATAAAGCCTCTACGGTGGCGAGTCTTATAGGCTATTCAAAGGGCTGTCAGCGGGTAATAGTTTTGGAAGCGTGGGCAATCCCTGCGACGAGCCACGACGCTATTATAGCCGCCGTGGAAAAGGAGTTGAAGCCGTGGTGGTGCAAATGGATGTTCAAATTGAAAAAACTTGCCATAGACAGCGCGGAAGCGATATTGATCAACACCTGGAAAAGCCGTAACAAGTTCAATACAATACAAGTAAAAGGGGCTGTAAAGGCGTATAAGGACGTGATTACGCTTCGCACGAGGTGCGAGCTGAAGCAACAGCTATTGTTGCAGGGTCGGCTTTTATGGAGTACGCATGCGATAAACTCCTACAATGCCCATACGCGGCTTTTGCTGGACGATGACGGGGCGGAGCTGGATATGGGCGTTCAGGATAACGACTACGGCGATTCGCTCGCCTATGGGCTGACGGAGAAGTGGAACGACATTACAAGAAACATAAAGAGGTGATTTTTATGAGATTTTACAACATTATCAAAGACGGAATCGAGAATGTCATAGACGAGGGACAGTACGAGGCGATATATAAACCGAAGGGCTGGAAAATCGTCGGCGTATGCGGCGAAACGGAGCCTTTCCCGTCTGTACCCGAGGACGAAATTATTAAGAAAAATACGAACAAAATGAAACGGACGACTCCGAAGAAGTTTGACGATAAGCTGATAAAGGACGATTAAAAAATGGCACGTTATAATTTCGATTTAAAAAATAAAGAGATCATCGATAATATCCGTTCGCCCGCGGTCTATGCGTACAACATGGCGCAAAATCTTGCGTTGCTCAGCAACGACGCGTCGGTTATTCGTCGGTTTTATCAGGTGGAAATCCCGAAGTATTTCAAAGACACCTGGCTGACGCAGGAGGCGGAAAACAAATTCCTCGGGCATTATACCCCGGGGCAGGCCTTTGCGTATTTCGGGATTGTCCCGATGATCGTCAACGCGAAAGTCAATCTCGTGGCGTCCAACGGCTTCAAATGCGAAAGCGATGACGAGGAAATCGACGAGGTACTCAATGAGCTGATAGACGAAGCGGAGCTTCTAAAGAAATTCTGCGACGGCGTGTATTGGGAAAGCGGTATCGGCGACGTGGCGTATCGGGTGTCCTACTGTCCCGAGATTTGCGATAAGCCGATTATCGATATCATCGAACCCCAGCATTTAGAGGTCAATTACAAACGCGGGAAGATAAAATCTTTCGTAGTGAAAGAGGTATCGAAAGACGATCCGACGTACGAGCTTCGGGAGATACACTACAAAAACGAAGAAGGCTATGTCTGTATCGATTATCGGTTTGCGAAAGACGGTAAATACGTCCCCAAGAACGACGAGGCGTTGATGACCGAGTGCAGGGCGATGTTCCCCTCTGATATAGATATAGAGCCCCGCCAATTCCCTTTGAAAGACTTTTTGATTATCTTCAAAAAGAACGACAATTCCAACCAGCTTTATAAAGGGGAAAGAGGCGTACCCGACATTCAGGGTATAGCGGATATCGAGGACGCACTGACGGAAAGTATCAGCGATTTAATCGACGCAATCCGCAAAGGCGGCACAAAAGAGTTTGTATCGGAGGAGCTTATCCCGCAGGACGTGGAGGGGAACGATTTAAGGCTCAACCATTTCAATAAAACGATCATCACGACGAAAGGAAGCTCGACGCCCGGCGACAGCTCCGCGCTGTGGAATGTCGTTCAAGGGGATATCAAGTGGGAAGCCTATACAAAAACGATACAAAATTTAATGAGCGTAGCCATCAACAAGGCGGGGCTGTCTCCCACGACATTAGGCCTAACGGGCCTGGAGAGCATAAACAGCTCCGCAGAGAGCCAGGACGCGCGGGAAAAGCCGAGCATGCGAACTCGGGAAATATCTTTGAACGGCTGGCGCACGACGCTGAAAGAGCTGTTGAACCGCTATTTGCAGGTTCGGGATTATATCGACGGGCATGAAATCATCGATTATTCGGATTTAATCAATATAACCTTTAATGAATATACCAATCCGACGGTGGAGAACGTGACGGACGTGCTCATAAAGCAAGTCAAGGGCGGCATAAAAGCGCCTTTGACGGCGATCAAAGAACTTAATAAAGGCATAAGCGACGAAGAAGCGGAGGAGGAATTTTTACAAATCCTTGCCGCACAAGGCGCGCCTGTCGTTGATGAGGGGGACCGGGAGAAAGAAGCTTCCGAGCTCCCTTTTGATTACGACGACGAGGCCGCGGAAGAACAGACCCCCACGGAGAATAGCGCTCCATAATAAAGGCTAAATTCGTGAATCGCAACACGTTAAAGGCGAAATGCGCGGCGGCGTTACGCGGTGAGTAGCGACACCTCAAAGGGCTAAATAACTTTTAAAGGATAAAGAAATATGGGAAGCAACGAATTAAAAAGAGAACTTTCGAAGCTCTCGGGCGTGGATTTTTTCAATCCCAAATACCGCGAACTTTTCAAGAAGGCTTTCCCCGAGGATAAAGACGCGGAGGAAGAAAAGCTGAAGAAAGAGGGTATGATCGGCGAAGAAAAAATCAAAGACAAAACCGAGGACATCGACAAAGCCGAGGACGAGCGCGAAATCGATAAGATCGAACGCGACAAGGCGGAAACTCCAGAGAAACGCGACGAAAAAGCGGAAGAAGTACGGGAGGAAACGCACGAAATCGGAAAGGAAGTAGATGAACTTAAGGGAGACAAGACGGAGGATATGCTGCTGGAAACGAAGATTGAGAACGCCCTTTTGCGCGGTGGGGTGCGCGAAGAGAAGCTCGGTCCCGCTATGCGGCTGGCAAAATCCGAAATCGGCAGTCTCGACGAACTCGGAAAGGTCGAGGACATTCTGAAAGACTTCCCCGAATGGGTGCACGGCTATAAGCCGAAGGGCTTCGGAATGGATATCGACAACGGCTCGGACAATCTCTCCGAGGAAGAAAAGAGATTAAAACAAATGGGAATCAATCCCAGAGATTAAAAAAGGAGAGTAAAAAATTATGGCATATACGGAAGCTTTGCCGTCCTCGTTTAAGTTCAACGCAACCGAAACGGTGGATACGGTATTCAGCAAAATTCTTGTAAACAACTTATTTAAGGACAACACCTTCAAGCCCGGCGTGACGTTTACGAACAAGTATAACGAGCGCGGGGGACAGATCTATGCGAGGCGTCTGGGAAAGACCGCGGCGACGGTCAAGATCGCGACGAGCGCGGGCGGGCTGGATTTGACCCATACCGAAACGGCGGACAGTCTCGTTCTAATTCAGAAAACGGACGCGATTTCCCGCAGTGAGAAATGCTACGATCTTGTACAAACGCTCCGTGCAAGCGGAAAATCCGTCGATAAGGTCAGCGAAGTTATCGAGGAGTTCAAAGAAGGGTGTCAAATTCAATGGATGTCCTATCTTCTGAAAACGCCCGTGGCGGCGAACGGCGTAGGCGTCGGCGGCGCAACGCGAAGCGCGAACACCACGGCGGACACTACGCTCGATACGCTGATAGGGTCTATCCTTGACGACCGCACGCAAATCCGCGTCAACGGCGGAAACGCAGACGTATTAATTATCAGTCCCGAAATGGAAGCTCTGTTCCTGGCGAACGCTTATAAATCGGGTAATGCGTTTATTCCCGAAACGAACGAAGCACTTATCAAGGACGGTAAAATCGGTCGGCTGTACGGCATGAATGTTTTTTCGTCCAACCTGATCGGAAGCGGTACTCCCTCCGTGCTTCCCGTGGCGGGCAATGCTCCCGCGAATACGGGCGACATGGCGAAGTGCGAGTACATCGTTTACGACCATGAAGCGTTCGCTATCGCTTGCGATTTCGAGGGCTTGCGCATGGTCAACGCAATCGACTTTGTCGGTTCGTATGCACAAATTCAGGCGGTTTGCGGAGGTGGTATCACCAATCCCGCGCTTGCTATCGCCAAGGTTACGGCTTCGGCCTAAATTAAAAAGGGACGGGGTTCCCGTCCCTTTATTATGACGGTTAAGAGTAAAGCGGGTGCAACTCCCGCGGCCGTCTAAATTATAGAGGTTCGATATGCGATTATATTACGGCACTTACGGCCACCATTTGAGCGGCAAGCTCTATGTCTATTGGGGCGACGACAATTTAAGAACGGGACAGCAGGTCGTCGCACCCGTGACAAATAAGCGGAGCGGACGGACCTATAATACCATGTTCACGATTTCCAAATCCAGCTCGGAAAAGAACGCCGCGGGCGAGGTCGGACGGTTGGAGGGCGACGGGATTTTTATCAAGACCATCAACGGGCGCGACCTGTTATCTCTGCCCGGGGGGAAGCCCTTCGAATCCAAAGAAGCGTGGAAGCGCGAAAGCGAGGAACGGTACAGAAAGAAACACAATCTCCCGCCGTTGGAAAAACCTGTAAAAGCGGCTTCTCCTGCGGCTTCAAAGCCCTTGTCAAAGGGCAGGCCGAAAACGCGAAGCGGCGGGAAGCGGCGGCGTAAAGCGTTCAAAAAGCAAGCCTCCAAGCTTTTGAAAGGAATAGGCACCAATAAGAAAGCCATCAACGACAGTACGGCGGAAGCCGCAAAGGCCGCGCTGTTGAGTTCGAGAAAGGTTGCGGCGGATTCCGTGAAACAAAAAGAACGTATCAAAAAAATGAAACAGAAAGAAGCATTTAAGGAGTAACGACATGAAGAAAAGCGACGTACCCGTTTATAACGACCCTGTGGATTTCGAGGACGGGGATAATAAATACCCCTGCAGTACGCAATTTATGGTTTATAACCCGTTACAGCACAAATATTTTCTGACGGCGGAATGTCTGTCGCTCAACGGCGTGGACGTACAAAGGCGGTATATCAGCTCCAATCCGAACAAAATGCAGGAGCTCATTCAGCTTGTGACGGACACCGTTTATGATTATATCCAATATAAAGCGGGCTGGAAAACCTTTCAGGTCATGTTATACAGGATAGCGACGGTGCCGAGGCAGATTTATCAAGACCCTTATACTTTCCGCAAACAGTTCGAGGAAGCGTTGATTATCCAAGCGCAGTATATCATCGATAACGGCATTACGACGAAATATTCCGCGTTTGACTTATCCAAAGGCAAGAGCGCGGGCGTGGCTCCCGAGGAAGATTTCAGGGATAATTCCTATATCTCTCCCCGCACGATCTACAAACTCGATTTCATGGGACTTACGCGCTGGTTTATGCTCCCGCAGTTCGTTCGGCTGGATACGGATAAATATTGAGGTGAGGCCATGAAAAATATACGTGTGGAAAAGCGCGTTCCTTTCGGTTTTAAGGGCGAATGGGGGCAGGTCTATAAATCTTATAACGCCGAGGAGAAAACCTCCTCACAGGTCGTTTTATGGGACAGAAATTACTATGCGGATATCGGTCAGGACGTACAATTCAAATATTTAGAGGACGGTATCGACAAGCAGAAGTTTTTTTCGCAGACCGAGGAAAATATCGTCGTAAAAAGCGATTATAGAATTGTAGAAACCACCGACGCATATTTCAATGACGAAATCGGGGAATTTGAGTGCGTTGTGGATTTAAGCGATGTGATCTATCTTTTCGGACGCTGGTGGGTAGTGGACAGCATAGACGATAAAAGTATCTTTAATCCGAACAAACAGACCTTTTTTTATTTGGGGCTGAAACGCATTAAAGAAAAAATTATTATTTTATAAGGAGACAAAATGTTAAATCCACAGGAAGTATCAAATTTAATCGAAGAAAAATTAAACGAAATCGGAAAAGCATGGCATGACCCATATACTTTTAAGCTCTTTTCTGAAATCGGAGAGGACAAAGGCGGAGCGGATATATGCGGCATTTTACGGAGCGATTCCGCAGAGTTTGCGCCCGTGCCCGACTATACGGAGGGGAAAATTATCTATTCCGTTGATCTCCCCGTTCCCGCCGCACGGGTAAACTATCATTTTTTACAGGTCAAAGGCATTGTCGAGGAGCTGATAAAAAACAATAACGGCTTTTCCCATAAATTCACCGACGGCAACGGCATTATTACGTTTGCAGAGAAGAAAACGGGTACGTATAAAAACTCTTACGGCGTGGGCGAAAACGTCACGATGTCGTTCTCCGTAGCCGTTACTTACACCGAAAACGCCGTTACTTCCGCCGATAAACATTGGCTTTTGGACGGCGTAGAAATCCCATTCCTCGAAGAAAGCGTTACGGTGGAGCGCGAGGGGACTATGCGGAATATCTTTACCGAACAATATAACAAGCTCTTGCTTACGGGCCAAACGAAATACTATAATTTCAGAATACCTTACGAGTCGGCGGTCTGGAATAAGTTACAGAAAGAAATATTAAACTCGTCCGTTTCTCAAAATGTTACACAGGGAACATATGAATTAAAATACTATGACGGCAGTGCATTTACCGAAGCCGCACCGTTTACTACGAAAGTAAAGATTTTCCGCAGCGGGAAATCAAGCTCCGTGAGACCCGACGCCAGCGCTTTTGACGTCACGTTTACCGACTATGACGGCCCCGACACGAATTATTTTCTCGGGTTGCTGGATTTCCCGTTCGATATGAACGGCGACGATACGAGATATTTCGCAAGCAAGGTAGAACAGTATAACTACTTTGAGGGCAAAATTACCGCAGGAGACGCGCCGTTCGTCAACATCGAAGCCCCGAACCTCGACTCGCTGTTCATAACCTCGCAGGTTTACCAAAAAGACGCGAAATTCGGTAATCAATTCAAGTACGCAAACAAGAATTACGCTGTTATCAAGGTGATAGACAATTCCGTGCCGTTGGGACCTGATACCATACGCTTTTTCTTCTACTTTATCACGAAATCGACCATAGGCGCGGGCGGGAAAATGCTCCTCGATTTACGGCTCGATACCGTTCAGACCTTTTTCTTTGACCCCGAAATCTCTTTCTCCGACTGTATGATAGAACGGGCGCATTTGAACAGGTTTCAAGAGGTCAGCACCGATCCCTCGAAAGTTCGTTTTATTGCCGATCCCGCCTCAAAGATATTCAACGCCGAAGAGGGTATGAATTTCCCTAAACGTCTTGTTGATAGGCAAAAACTGTCTTTGAAATTTACGGGGGATACTACTGCACCTAATGAGGTTGATGATTGGCTTAACGAAAATGTTGACTATTGGGTTTACGTCTTTATTGACCCTAAAGCTGAAACTAAAAATGAGAACGGTAAAGTAACAAGTAGCGGTTATAATATATATGAAATTGATAATACTCTTAATTCTCCGGAAAATACCATTTCAGGAAAAATTGGTTTAACGTATTATAGTCAAATTTTTAGTGGGGCAACAAGTGTATTCAGCTATCCAATACTCAAAGGAAACCGCAAAATAATAGTAAGGTCAAAATCAAAAGGAGACGGAAATACAGAAACTGTAGATATTTATATTAATCATCTTGCAAGAGAATATTTTGAAGAACTAAATAGTAATACAAGCTACTACTATACGATTAAAATTTCTATTGTCCCACCGTTTAGCATATTGGAAGCGGCACATGTAAGCGATAATAATTTAATAATAGAAGCAGTTACTGACAAAAGTAAAACATATTGCACTTATGGTGGTGGAAAAGCTATAAATTGTTTTAGCGGACTGCCTAAAACAGGTTTATTCTACGGCAGTGTACA